ATATGCTGGCCTAGAAGCTATGTAATGAATGTCAAGTTCATCACCGCCACTCAAACCAACTGTTCTGCTATCAATAGTTAATTCTTGCTTACAATCAACCGATAATTTCGCAACATCATCGGGCATGTTTGTCACAGCAATGGAACCTTTAGTAATGGGTCTGTAAACAGACGAATCTAATAACGCAGGACGACTATAGCCAAAAACAGATGCAATAGCAGCAACCGCCGATGCTCCAATCTCTGTAGCTCTGGCATAAGGCCCTATCCAAGGTGCTTTTGTGAATCTCGCCATCACATTGGCAACTATAGAAGCAGGTTTACTGATAGGCCCACTACCAGTAGTATATTCATCAGATTGCGGAACCAAAGCTGATGAATTAGCATGGGTGGGTACAGATAATCTGACATTTGTTGCCCAAGCAAAGACTTGGAGATCAATGTTGTTGGGTGCGTCCGAAGCATGTTTCAAATCAGTAAAACTCTCCATAACGATAATTCCCATTTTCTTCCAATCTTCCTTCACAATATCCATCGCATTCTTGTAGAAGAAGAAAGGGCATGTTATTTCTCCGCCCTGGCTTGTAGTAGGATTTAAGAAAACCATTGGCCTCTGGGTCGATAACGTACGATAAGAATCACCGGGACCTGACACATTTGAATAATCATCATTTTCAAACAATGGTAGGTAATTCATCATTGCACCACCAAAATGAAACGGAGTACCATTTAAAAGCACTTTGACATGTAAATCAGCTTGCATCAACTTAAAATTGTTAATTCTGTTGATAACACGCTTATTGCCAAAATATAATTCCCAAGGATTAAATGCATCAATTAGCCCCCCTCCTGAGGGCCATGTGATATCTCTAATCTTTATGGGCCTAGACATGAAATCTTGCAAAGACATATCTGTGGTCATTGGTGCTTCCGTCAACACGGTAGTAGGTGCTTCAATTCCAGCACTTTCCCCTTGGTTCAAATCGTGAAATGTCACGTTCTGCTCAACGTCAACAATTTCACCGGAAACTTCCTCAGCGGAATGAGGTAGCATCGCACACTCTGGTGCTAATGTTTTTAAGGGTAACACTAAACCTGCAATATGTAATATATAAAATGTAAAATATAAAGTAATTCGTTATTTACACACAATCAGGTGAATCAATCTGATTGGTGGTTGCATTCTCTTATGTTAGCGAAACACCCCCCTAAATAGGGGTAAGGTACGAGGACCTTGCTGACACACAGAAGCCTATATATATAAAATGAACACGTATAAAATATGTATGGTAACCAACTGTATGTTTCCTTTTAACTTAGTGTGCACAGGGAGCGCACAGAGGGACAAAATAATTTTCCGATTAATTAAAGGTACTTATCCTTCCAAAATTCGACACGATCGTCAAAAGTCATCTCAAGAATGGGGATGGGTAGTTTAACCTGGGCACAAACTAACCGCATCTTCCCTACTCTATCATCATAAATCTCGCGACCATGTGCAAACCATTCATGACAAGCACCTTCAACGACACTAACAGCAACTTCACGGGGTGTTGCTGTTTTCGACCTCAAGTTCCTGTGCATTGATTTGAAGATTGAATCTTCATGCAACTTTCCGACCGATGTACCGATTTCTGGTATGTAGTTGTCCTCTCGTTTGAGGAAATCTGCAGCTCCTTCGTCTAAAAACTCAACGCATGTAGCTGACTTGTCCGGATGGGTGATAGTCACACCAACTTCACTCAAGAAGTGCATAAAACTCACGAAATTAAATTTATCGTAAGCGTTTTTCACTGTCCCCTTGAAATCGTCGCCGTAAGTCAAGGCTGCAACAGCACTTCGGAAATCAATGCCTGGATACATCATTAAAAATCCCAATCGGGCATACAATGATCCACAAATACTATTGATTATTACCGTAAGGCTATTACCTGAAGTGTTCATGTTAAACGCTTGTAACAACGTCCCATTAAAATCCAAAAGTGGATGTACTATGTCATACACCATCATACGCATAACATGTAAATCCTCTTTTGAATAACCATGAGCAGCAGCTATCTCGATGAGACTCAAATAAGCAGCTATCGTCATCTGACTCGTCATCCTCAAATCGTACTTCTTGTAATCCCATCCTAAGTGTTTGTCGTACTTAGTAGCATGTTTCATCAACTTGGACCAACCGGGTCCGAACGCATTGACACCCACAGCACACTCAGCTAGAATTGGCTTGCAACCAATATATCTGGATATGCTCAAAAAGTATTTACGCATTAGTATGGTGAGTGCAACTGGAGAACCCTGGAAACAGCGCACTGTCTCTTTCGTGTTAAGCACTGGTTCATCCTTAAGACTACTTGACCAAACAGGATACGCTCGCACTCCTGCCTTCCAACTTTTCTCCAGTCTGTCCATTTCAAACAAAATATCAGCATTTGGAAGTCTATCCGCAAGCTGACCGTTTTCCACAACATCAGTGAAATACTTCCTCTTTGCACCAAAAATGGGATGGCACATGCTAGTACTCATATTCAAGGGGTCGATGAACCTCTCTCCTTCTATTCCTAAAATAGACTCTTTGAGTGTGAGCACTCGAATACCAGGTACTGAACCTGCTTCTGCAATCAAAGGTTTAATCCAATCTTGCCTAGCATCTTCGAGATCTGCTGGGTTGAAAGTAATACTGGGATTGGCTATATGCTCAAGTGTCTCATTGAACCGTTTCCAATTCGGCTCCAAACGGGGCGGACCCCATTTATTTTCGACTCCATAAACATCAGCCACAGCATCAGACAATACACTCTTGGTAACTACAGACTTCTGTTTAGCTCGCAAAGGGGTGGAACCCAAAACCTCAACAGCAGCCTGAGGTGACAATCGTGAAGCCTCTGCATGTGGATGAACAGGCCCAGATATAAGAGTTTTTCCCATAATAGCATGAGGTATCATTCCAGCTTCAGCACCAACAAAATTTCCTGGAATCTCTTGTAATTCTCTCAACCATTCTTCATGATCTGATAGTAAAACAGTTTGCATAGCTCCTTTCATTGACGAATCTCCAGCAATATGGAATCCGAAAATAACTGGAGCTTTCCCATCTTGAATAACAGGTGCCATACATGCTCCAACAACTGATAAATCCGATTTGTAGGAACCACCACGAAATTGTTTAAAAACATGGCCTTCCATACCAAACTTAACATTGACACTATCCTCACACATTCCCTCAGTTTGTCTCACAATCATCTTAGCAAGAGCATTACCCTCGGGGTACGTTGTAGGTAACCATTTACTCAGTGTTGGCACATCTGGACACTTCGCTATATTCACAACAACTAAGTCCAAATCAGTAAAAACGCAACACCTTTCATCGATTGCTTGCTCAAAAAGTGTACCAGGGGTAGACCCTTTAGATACACTGATGCGCATGCGTGAATGTCGAGGGGTTGTCATATCACCAGCCGTATGGAAGCAATGTGCAGGCATCCACAAAACTCCTTTTTGGGGAATGACCACATTAGTCTTCGATGTCGAACCATCTGGACGAGTGATAGTTGCCATACCTACATTCTTCTGGATCTTTTGCACCAACTGAGAAGTGCTTGCGTGTTTAGAATAGTCCTGTTTCCCAACTACTATGGAAGATTTCTTGAGAAAACCAAACCAACCGGGATCTTCTACTTTCTCTTCAGTCACGGTAGCCGAATTAGGCTCTTTCGTTTCAAACCACATCTTCGCAAGACGCAATCCTACGATAATACCCGCTACTGCTAACGCACCTTGTTTGTACTTACTACCATTTCTCCTGTCTTCAATATCAACCTGGATGGCATCTCGACGCTGCGTATACTCACGTTGGTAAGCTTCACAGCGTGCCCAATAATGGCCATATAAACCAAGGGTGGTAACATAACCAGTGAAAAACGACATTCCACACCAGTCCTTCCTATCCTTAATCCCAGAGATCACCATAGCTGTCGCAGTAGCCATTGCCACTCTCTTAAACCAAGGCTTAACATCATACAATGCTGCATTAGCCTGCCACCTGTACACGCAATACTTGAAAGCCTCTGTGTTATATATACAGGTTGGTGTAAAGGCTATCAAAGCTGGTGTGACATTGCTAGATATAGCTTGGGACAATTCGTCTGACAAGTATTTAGTCGTCATCTTCCTAACTGGACTAAAACCAAGCAAACTGGTGAAGGTTCCAAATGGTGTCCAAATATTGGCAAAAGTCTTTTTCACAGACTCAGTTAAAACATTAGATACGAAATCACTTGCCAATTCCACTGAGTGAGGTTCTAACTTCTTAATATCTTCAAGGCTATCAGCTTGTCTCAACTGATGCTCCAAAAACTCCTCGATGTCAGAATCACAAGGTCCCTTAGAGGATTCTACTGATTTGGTATCAGTTTCATCCACGTCCATCACCGTGATTGGAGATGCAGGTTTAGGACCGTGTGGAACACGCGTAACAATACTCATCGGTTTATGGAAGTCAGGTTCTACACACCTGCAAATTCCCTTAACCAATGAACATTTGTGACAGCTCTCCGCCTTGTCAAACTCGGCAGATCGTTTGATCACCGAATATTGATCCGCCTTATGTTTCTGGGCATAATCCACCAAAACTCGAAGATATGTATACAAATCCAAATCCTTACATACTATCAACTCGCCGTCAATAACAACCTTGTAAGGATGAAACTCATGCTTTTGTTGACAAGGAGCTATGGGGACCAACACACTTTGATCAATGGACAATAACCAAACATCCTTCGTGAGATCGGTATTCTTGAGCTCCGGATGAGATTGGTCTAAAGCCACTGAACCTGGTTTTCTGAATTTTGGTTTAACAGCCACTCGTGTGTGCAAAAGTCTGGACAAAGACGCCTCAGGGACATTAGTGTACAGATTCACAGAATAATCTGTGTGGTTAGAAGTAATTACTCCCACCTTAAAATCAACAAATACGACTCCTTTGGACGCCAGTTCCGCCTTCACTGCTGTAGTCGCCATGTTGTTGAAAAATTTGATTATTATGTCTGTGGGACTAGTAATACAAAAAGCAGCTTTTCCATTACCAAGATCATCTAGAAACACTCCAAGTATATCAGATGTCATTGTGGAATCGTACTTATCAAACATATCCTTTGAAATAATACGAGTGGTGTCATAAGGGAAATCCATGGCCTCAAGCAATGTCCGCATCACTATTTTAGCCAACGTGGATTTACCAACACCAGAGGGCCCTGTCAAGCCCTTTCCAAGGGGCCTAAAGCGTATAGCCGTATTCCTGCGCTTAGCTATTATCCTCTCCTTAATACTCTGAAGGATGCTATAACGCTCGACTACCCACAAGCTCAAAGAAGAATTGGCCTTGCTTTTACGAAAATATTCGCATGTGGATATTAACTCCTCAACTTTTTTCTCGAAAGCTCCAATCTCTCCTCTGTTACCATTCAATACTGCATCAGCAGAAGACACAATCTCTGTATAATCAGTATTAAATTTTTCCAATCTGTTATCTGAAAAGAACAAAGGTTCCAAAGATTTCTCCTCGATAATCCTGTGTCCTGTAACAGATGTCCACTCAAACACATCTATGACAGCATCTATAAGACTCACTGCACATATTTGCTTCTCAATTGCCGGCAAGGAAAACATCTCGAATCCTGAAATGGTCCATTTGACTCCATTAATCTCACACACAGTCAAAGATATGGCTGCGGATATTAACCATGCAATCTTACCGAAAATTGAATTCGTCTTCAACAAAGTCCATCGTTGCTTGATATCACCAATATTCCATGCCATAGGTTGCTTGGTTTTGTCAATCTTGTCCATCTTTTTAAAAATGTACCTAGAAATGCTACGGGATGTATTTGACTTAATATACGCTACTAAAGCCACCACTACATCTGTAGTATCATTAGCTCGTGCTGCTTGATATAACAGCACTACGAGACTTTCCAAAGCAGACATCCATTTGTCCGATGCTTCCATTCCTTCCACCTCACTGATAGATGCTAACAGATCCATTAATCCAGGATCATCATCTTCATCTCCATCAGCATTTTTCTCCTGTGCAGGAGAAGTGTCATCATCACCTACATGTGGTTCCGCACTTGCGTGAGGACGCAACATAGCATCATCATCTATTGTGCACATACAATCTTCAAACTCGCGACCACAATCACCGCAATAATCTATAGTCGAATCTGTATCTGAAGAAAATCCCCGACCGCATGCTCCATAACATGCACATGGTGCACAAACGGGGCAATATTCGGGCGAAAATCTGCACAACCTGTGACACACGTGAGTTGGGCTATCATGAGGACACTCGCAGTATACCTCATCACATGAGCGACAATATATGTTTGGATTGTCCTGATTGCACGTGAGACACCAACTGTGATCACCATATTGGTCATCAAACCATTCGCATCTGCAAAACTCACTTTCGCAATGGACACAAATGGGGAGATCTTCTTCCTCATCAGAAGATTCATATTCATCTTGTTGACCGTTAGGCATCTCATATAAATGAGGTACCATACAATCACATTTATTCACGGGGGCTAAACCGGAGGCGCTTTCCAAGGCGCTAGCAACGTCAGTTGTAATCTTTTCGTTTTGATCTGTAAACTGACTTGTCATATTTCTCAGGGTGGCAGAGAAACTCGAAAACGGCTTCTCTACCGGGTGCCTCGCAAGGCGGGGTCCGTTTAACAACTGGATAGTTGGAATCTTATTCAAAGCAAAAGATTTATTTTCAGAAATCTATAAAACTGTGTTTTTTAAGTATATTTCAAATCATAAATATACGTAGGGTCTATCTAACCACTAAAGTATTGCGGATTACATTAAGACATTGGCAATTTGAATAGTTTGTGGAATGTGTTGAACATAGAATTTAATCGTAGAGGTAACAACACAACTTTCAAATTGGTAAATCTTAATGCCGAGGCTCGATTACTAAACAATCGACAATACTAAAAGCGCCAATAAAGAGGCTCGAATTCAAACTACGTTACGTACATGGCTTACAAAACTGCATGCAAGTAAGAGGTAGCACAAACTCGAGCGTTAAAACATTACTCACTAATCTCCGACGTTAAGAGATGTAGTGAGCTAAATTTTAATACTGGTAAACGTGTCTACACAATTTATGTTTTACACTATAAGTAAAACAAAGCCTGAGTTACAGGCATTTTTCCCCTACTGGGACATGGATTCTTTCTAAAAAGCTACCATCGTTCTGGATATTTACGTTGTAAAATTCCTCAAGAAGTGTTATCTTGAGACATGGATTCGATTATCTGCGAATAATCATACCATCGTTGTGGATCTAATAATTAAATTAGGTGCTAATTTACAACAGCACTATCAATTCAAATTAATGAATTTGCATAGGGGTGGTGCACAATTATTTAACTCTTTCGAGAGGTGACTGTACAAATCACCCGAAAAACAACATAATAATGAAAACTAACTATATGGTTCGATAAACCATATAAAAGCTTAACACAATTACATATAATACTGACTGCAGGACCAAAAAGGTCCTGCAG